CTGGGGGTTTTCATTAATAAATTAAATTTATTATGCTACTAGTACACGGTCAATAATCTTGCCGTATTCTGAGCCAGAGTAGTTAGCATCTGGTAGAAGACGGAAAGTCACTGGGAATGTGGTTGGAGTCGTACGTGCAAGAGAGTGCTGTGACTGTTGTACAGACAAAACACGACGTGCATAGTAAATACGCTCTGACGATGTTGATCCTGCAGTTGGAGCTTGTCCAACAGCAATTAATTGACGCTCTGTTGGGGCTGCTCCTAGAGCACCTGCCTCAATCTTGAGTGTATCAACCTTTGTTACGCCAGTTCCTGTTGTTGTTAATGATCCTGCACCCTGTCCAAATACGGTTACAATGTTTTCCAAAGTACCTTCTGACATTTCTGTTGCGATCATAACTTCCATTGCAGACTTGAACAGCTTAGCTGTATCAAGCAGCTGATCTACTGTTACTGAATCGTATGTTGGGTTGTATGTAATTTGAAGACCATTGTTGGTGAAACCAACGTTGCGGTATCCAAAAAGTCCTGCTGTTTGGTTAACAGCATTAAGTGTGCTTATGTATGATGTTCCTGATGCAAAAGCTGGAACTCCTACTGTTGTTGCGCCAGATGCTAGACCTGAGCCTGGTTCTACGTTAGCAATATAATCTGCATCGTTAATGTCAATGTTTGACAAGAACAATGGAGATGCGCCAACTAGAATGTTTTTAGCATTACCTACGGATTGTGCCATAGTTATTTTCCTCCTATTTATAAAAATATATATATATTATTGTAAATCATTAAATCTTGGCTGGCTAGGCCCTTCCCTCTATGTACAATAATAGAGTATAATGCGCCCAAAGGCAAATTAAAGAAATCTGCCCGTGGGGTCTAGGTGTCTTGCGTATTTGACCTCAAGTATTACATCTGCTGACAAAAATCCTGCCAATTCTTCAGAGGGGGCTGTTGGAGAAATGTCGGCAACAAATATGCTAAAGAATTTAAACTTGCTGGATATGCCAGAATAAGCATTCGCATCCCTAGCAGAATCATCCATTCTTCTGAATAGGTCTGTCATTAAATTTCTAATTTGATTAATCTCTGAAACATCTGTTGAATATATAGTAAACAGAATCTGCTCACAGCATATAGCCCAGTTGTCCTCATATGATAGCCCTATCTTATCGTAGACTATGTGCTTCTTCCCGCTCAAAAATTGATTCATTTCTGGAGATTGTTGGACAGGAATAATTGGAACAATCTCTTGTCCTATATTATCTGAATAATAATCGGTGGCTGCAAAAATATTATTGGACTTTAATTGAGACCACAGGTACTTTCTCAAATCAAGCATTATGTCTGCCTTATAATCTACCGTCATTATATCCCCCCAAATGCTGAAGCAATTGCTGACTCAGCTTGCATGTTTAATGTGTTTGCAGAAAAAGAATACTTAACCTTTTTTACTTCCGAAGGAAGTCTCATTGCTTTAGTTAATGATGAATTAAATATTTGTTGAAACCCAGATCTTTTAATTGATAGGTTTACTAGGTTGCCTGTAAAGAATCTTGCATATGCAATTTGAAACCTTCCTGTAGCTTTGCCTCCACCAGGCCTTGTAACGGTCACTGAGGCCCCTATAGGCATGTAGACTGTTCCAGTGCTAGTTTCAAATACTAAGCGCTTAGCAGCCCTTGGGCTAATTATTACAGGCATTCCAGCTTCCATCACAGAAGCTTTATTTTTAAATACATACTTTCTTTTACCAAATGAGTTGGGGACTAGTGATTTAGACATTAAAAATGTTGATCCTAATTTAAAAGATAATCCATTTCTTTCCGTTATATTTAATTTAAATAATCTGGATCCAGAATTACCAACTTTATTCCACTCATAAACATGGTGCAAGGATTGAGGATTTACTCTAGCTTGTGCATCTATATAGAAACCAAAATCTTGTTGAAGTTGTTTAAAAATAACAGATTGAAATTTAGCTTGAAATTGTTTGCTTGTTGTTATTTTGGAAACTACCTCAGCTTGATAGTATATTGCTGCAGATATTTGTGCTACTGTACTATCTTTTAAAATGGCACCTTTAGTTCCCACCATAGTTTTTTGTAATCCGCTGGCGGCTGTAACTAATAATGAGCTATTGTCCAATTGTCTGATTTTCCGATCTCTTCACAGCAGAGTTGTATGCAATTACACCGCCAAATGGGTCTGTGATTGGAGTAGTTCCCATTAATTCATAAACCGTAGGAGTATTGGTAGGAAAATCTAATTCTTCCCAGATAATAGTTCCTTCAGCATCTCTAATATTTGTAATTTTTTCTCTTAATGTTAATTTTTCTGATGTTCTAATTTCTAGGCTTTGATAGTTAGTATATTTATTAGAAATAATTTGTTTATCGCCAGACCTTGAAGAAGCAGAGTTAGTTATAATACCTTTTGCGCTGCAAGGCACTGTTCTATCAAACTGCCATTGTTTTTTTATTGAACCCGTATCTGGATCTTGTATATCAAATTGTTTATATATATCAGCAAACAAAGGCATGATAGAGTCGGCAAGATCATACATTAGATCACAACCATTTTATTGATAACATACGGAAGAAGTAATTGATCTGCATAGAGATTACCTGTTCCTGAATATGTACCAGAATTATACTCGAATCTCCAGTCAAATGTCTGTATTGATTTCATATACTTGTTGCGCCAAACTTTATCTTTTGAAAAATAGTCTTTCATTAATTCGATACATGCAAGATCAACTTCATCAGGAACTTCTTCCCATCCAAATCTGCCTTGCACTCTATAGGTTGATCCGTTTGAAAACACTCCATTATAGTTATCATTTATTGGAGGGGGTACCATGCCGTTTGCTGTGTACACAGTATTGTCAAGCATATTTGCTCTATTGATTCTTATTCCAAATCCGCTCTCTGAAATGATTGTGTTGTAGTTCCAATTATTAACATTAGTTAAAGTATTTAAAAGTAATATATCATTCATATATAACTCGTGAAGTTCTGCTAGCTTATAAGGAAGTGGCAAAACATCAGAGCCTGATCCGTATGCTATCTGAACATCGTCGTATAAATAAAACTGCTGCTGAGTATATGCTTCAATTAATTTTCTAGCATATCTTTCAGCACTGCATAGCTCAAAATATGATTTAGAATTAGGATCTGAAAAATCAGACCCCAACCCTAAAGAATCAATTGCTTGGCTCATATCTGTATATGGGGTTTGCACATATATTTTATGATCTTTTTGTGCAGCTACTGAGCCAACAGTGTAAGACCAATTTAATCTAATTTGTCTTTGTCTATTTGTATATGTTAATGGAATATATACAATATATGTACCAGCATCTACTTCGGACTTTACTGCCGTTAGTGTTGCAAGTATTGTTCCAGGGTTGATTGGTGGAGATATTGCTGGATCTTCTGTAATGTCATATAATTTTACAACTGGAAGGCTATCTGAATCAGTTAGCTGACCTTGCCAAAACACTTTATGTGTTACTGGTGAATTTGAACCTACTAGAATTTCCATTTAATAAAGGTTAAGCGTAGTACTCCTGAACTTCCTTTGGAGTTGCTAAGCGAAAACCCTCCTCCTTGTCAAAAATTTCTTGAGCGTCTTCTGATGTCATTGCGACAAAAGGATGCTCTTTTGTAAATGTATAGTTAAGAATATCATATCTGTGATTCTCTCTAGTCATTCTGACTAGCATTGTATTTTCTGGCTGAGCATCAGGATTAAATCTTGGAAGAATCTCTTCTGCCTCTTCGCTGAATTCATCTGCCGCCTTCTCAATATCCTTAATAGTCTTTTGATAAACAGACCAAGTTACTCCCTCTTCGGCAAGAGCGGCAACAATATCTGTCTTATTCTTTAATCCATCAGTATCAACTGCAAAGTCCTCTGCAACTTTTCTGAGTTCTGCTACTTTCAATGTCTCAAATGACATATATTCTCCTTTGTTAGGTTCTTCAATTATAGCATTGTTAAATTAAAATGAAAAGCCCCTAAAATTAATTAGGGGCCTCTCGGGGGTTATTTCTTAATTAATTAAGAAGCAACCTTAACGTTCTTTACGACAACCCAAGCATCTGCTTGTTCGATCTGGACGCCAACACGAGTATACATTGTGTACTCAATTGAGTCCTTACGTGGCCAGAAGAAACGGTAAACAGTTACATCACGCTTGACACCAATAACTACGTTATTTGGGAATGACAAGTGG